AACATCAGCGCCGTTCTTAGCGCAAATGGTATTGCGGCGGGCAATCCTGTTCTTGGGCAACCTAACTTTGGGCAAGGACAAACGCTCACAACCCCTGAGCTTGTCTCTGGTGCGCCAAGCGTAGGATCAAGCGCAATTGTGCAAGTTCACGCTTTAAGCGCCTCTGATTGCGTCTCAGGCGCTCCTGTGGTGGATGATTGCAATATGGCGGAAGATGAAACCTTCGTCACCGCCGACTTAATCACGCCATCGCCCGTTGTGGGAAGCGCGACCATGACCGTCAACCATGCGCTTACAGCGTCCAACATTTACGCAAGCAATCCTATCGTGGGCGCGGCCACCTTCTCGCAAGGCCATATCCTGTCACCTCAAGCGCTTACTTCGGGCGCACCCGTTGTCGCTTCAATCGGAATGTCAGAAGAGGAAACCTTTGTTGCGAACGACATTGTTTCGGGTGTTCCATTTGTAGGTTCGCCCGCGCTTGTTCGTAATATTGTTTTCAACACAAGCAATTTGATATCAGGCGACCCAATAGTTCCATCCTTAACTTTGGTTCAAGGTCATGTGTTTAGCACAAGCAACGTTACGCTTTCAGCCTTTGTTGTGGACAACACAACGTTTGCACAAGGCCACACTTTTGCCACAAGTGACGTATCGTTTGGCGCTCCAAGCGTGGGGGCAAGCTCATTTAATCAAGGCCAAACCCTAACGCCAAGCAATATCAACGCGGGCAACCCCAATCTTGGTAGCCCCTCATTAGCGCAAAATTACGCCTTTTCTGCAAACGGTATCACAACTGGCGCTCCAAGCGTTCCGTCAATACAATTGAATGTTGGCTTGCCAAGAGTTGTATCAATTGGCCAAGACAGTAGGAATAAGGCAATCGTGCCAACTCATAACTTTGCAATTCTGGTAAATGATGGTATCAATGAATAGTCAGTACCTACAAATGGGTGAAGCATGGCCTTCTTTATTAAGCAAAATGATACCGCCCCAATTCTGCAAGCAGATTTAAAAGATGCTAATGATGTGGCGGTTGATGTAACGGGAGCATCAATCGCTTTTAAAATGCGGCCTGTTAGCTCAACTACCGCCACGATTAACACGGCAGCGGCGATCATTGATGGTGAAGCAGGGTCGGTAAAGTATGAATGGGTGGGAAGCGATACCGCAACTGCGGGTTCTTACTTTGCAGAGTTCCAAGTTACATTTGCGGGCGGGAGAATAGAAACATTCCCTAATGGGGATTACATCCAGATCACAATATTGGACGATATAGCATGAGCGGGATAACACAAACCACACCGACCAGAGAGCCTTTATTTGTTGACGATGTGAGGAATTACTTAAGGCTTGATGATGACGTAGAGGAAACGCTTATCGTTGCTTTGATTGCAGCCGCTAGGCAATGGGCTGAAAACTACACGGGTAGGGCGTTTATTACGCGAACAATCCATCAATTTCATGATAGCTATCACTACCCCACAACATACGTTCCAGAAGGTTTTTACACGGGCATTGATAGGAACTTTCCTGACACGTTCATTGATCTGGCGATGACGCCTATTGTTTCCTTTACTCACGTTAAGGTCATAGATGATGCGGGTGCAGAAACAACATGGGACGCATCAAATTATTATGTGGACACGGTGCGCGATGTTCCAAGGCTTGTTTTGCGTGATGGCGGCTCGTTCCCCAGTGATTTGCGGTCTGCAAATGGCCTTAAGCTTGTTTATGACGCGGGATATGGAGCAAGCCCTACAAGCATCCCAGAACCTCTTAAAATGGCTATGATGCAATATTGTACGTTTATGTATGAGCATAGAGGAGACTTTGAGAGGTTCCCGCCGCCAGTTCCGCCTAAATTGCTCAAGACGTTGCTTTTGCCATACCAAATTATGCGTTTTGGAACCACACCCTACTCCAATGTTCTTAAGATGGGTATTGGCTAATGGCGGTTGGCACAATGCGGTTCAAGCTACAACTCCAATCACCAACGCGCACCACAGACGCGGGGGGCGGGGCTTCTATTGCATGGACTAAGGTTGCGGATGTATTCGCATCTATCACGCCGAAAAACTCAAATGAACAAGACTTTGCTGACAAGTTACGCGATAGGTTGGAGAGCGTTGCAAGAATCCGTTATCGCAATGGAGTCACCACAGCACACAGGCTTGTGCAAACGTTCACTAGGGACGGCGTGACCACCACAAGGACTTTTACAATCAAAGGCATCATGAACGTAGATAATAGATTCAGATACCTTGATTTGGATGTAGAAGAGGGGGTTGCGGTTTGAGTATTGGTGTCAAGGTGATTAGAAAGCCCAAATATAAATCTATTGAGGGCGCTTATAGGAAAGCTGTTGAGCGGATAGTGGCATCTGGCCTCCAAGATACCATGAACACCGCAAAGAAAAGCATTCAAACTAATTCTGGTGGCGGGGAGACTTACGAAAAGTACAACCCTAGAAGAACACATACGGCATCTTCGGCGGGAAACCCACCCAACACTGACACGGGTTTTTTGGTGAGCAATATCCATGTGGTTGTTGATCTTGATGGGTTGGGTGGTTCTGTTGAAAGTCGCGCTGATTACTCTGGGTTTCTTGAGTTTGGCACTAGCACGATGCAAGCAAGACCATATTTGCAACCCGCTTTAGAAGAAAACAAACCTAAGATAAGATTAAAATTCGCGCGCCTTAAGGCAATGGGGGTCTAATGAGCTTACATTCTTGGCCTTTGCAGCAAGCAATATATTCTACTTTAAATGGGAATATTAAGACTGCATCAACATATTCTGGTACGGTAACTTACGCGGTCACGGTGGCAAGCGGCACAAACTCCTATGGGTCGGGCAACAAGTATTATATATCAACCCTATCAGGCGCTAGTCCAACGCTATCCCTAACTAGGGGGCGCACATACCGCTTTACACAAGCAGATGGAAGTAATTCCAACCACCCCTTGCGGTTCTCAACCACGGCAAATGGGACGCATGGGGGCGGCTCAGAATACACTACTGGCGTCACCACGGGCGGAACGGCGGGTAACTCTGGCGCTTATACGGAAATAACCATCACAGATAATACGCCAACACTATACTATTATTGCACGGTTCATAGCGGCATGGGTGGCACGGCTAATATGGTGGCCGACACAACGCGAAACAATGTGCCGATATATGATGACGTACCAGAAGGCACAAACGCCCCTTACATCGTCGTAGGGGAAGAAACCGCCATTGATGCTGCGGTAAAGGATAAAGACGCGCATGAGCATACGCTAACGCTCCATGTGTGGTCGCAGTATCGCGGAAGGTATGAAATTAAAACCTTGATGCAAGAGGTCTATTCAAAACTGCACGATGCTGCTATAAGTGTAACAGACGCTTCCCTTGTGTTGATACGGCATGAGTTCTCAACAACACTCCAAGAAGCTGACGGTATAACGAGGCACGGGGTCATGCGGTTTCGCGCTTTAGTTTTTGACACATAAGGAGACTTTAAAATGGCGGCTCAAAAAGGTTCAGCAATGTTGTTGAAAATTGGCACAACAGCGACGAACGCAGCAACCGATACATATGCAACAGTAGGTGGCTTACGCACTACTGGCATCACCCACAATGACGAGGCGGTTGATGTTACTACAATGGATAGCGCGGGTGTCCGTGCGTTACTTGCGCAGGGCGGCATAAGATCAGTCAGCGTATCAGGAAGTGGCGTCTTCACGGATGCAACGTCTGAAACCACTTTAAAAAACGCCTTCGGCGCAACTGCGTTTAGCAACTTTGAAATTGTTATCCCAGACCTTGGTTCTTACAAGGGTAAGTTCATGGTGGCTTCATTGTCCTACAATGGCGAATACAATGGGACAGTAAATTATGATGTTACCCTTGAGAGTAGCGGAGCAATCGCGTTTTCATAAGTGAGGATTGATTATGGCTTGGAAGGCTGTGGAATGCCAGATTAATGGCGCGAAAAGTTCGGGTCATAAAAAAGGATCATTGTTTTCAGTTCCCTTTGACGAGGGGATTGAAGTAGGCAATGAGGTCAATGTTAATAACGTTAAGTTTAAGATCATTGACGTTGTAAATGTTGGTGGCCGAAACGAGATTTGTAATCTCACAACCGAGGAAATGAAAAGTGGAAAACCCAAAACGCGGAGAGATGGAGCTTAATTTAGGCGGTAAAACCTACAAGGCGAGAGTGACGCTTGATGCTATTATGAAGATAGAAACTTCATGCGGCCTTGGAATAGTTAAGGTTCTTTCTCGTTTAACTGAGGGCGAACTAACAACCTCACAAGTTTGCTCGACTATCTTGCCAGTTATTCGTGGTGGCGGGAATGACTTTAGCATGAAGGACGTTCAAGAGATCGTTTGGGATGCGGGGTTAGCTAATAGCATGAGGGCCGTGGGGGAAATACTTGCTATAGCCCTTACGGGGGGGCAAGATGAGGGAAACGAAAAAAAGGCGGTGAACGGTTAGAAGAGTTGCCTTGGGATGATTGGTTGAGATTAGCCCTTGGCAAAATGAGAATGACAAGTGATGAGTTTTGGTCTTTGTCTTTCCATGAGTTTATTTTAGCCGTTGATGGGTTCACAGAGTTTCATGGGGGTAAGCCGCCGCCTCTAAGCAAAGAAGAGCTTGAAGACTTAATGGAAAGGTATCCAGACTAATGGCTACAACAGTTGATACCCTCCTTGTCCGCATCGAAGCGGATATGTCGAATATAAAGCGCGATCTTAACAGCCTTCAAAAGGACACTCTTAGATCAACCACGGCGGCGGGGGCCGCATTTAAAAACCTTGGTCGCGTTATAAATGTAGCAGCTATCGGTGTAATAGCTCTTTCGGCTGCCCGTGCGGGCAAAGCTATGATTGATTTGGCGGGCGATGTTGCAGAAATGCAATCTAAATCATCCGTAGTATTTGGGAAATTTAGAAATCAAGTTGTATCTGATTTATCGGAGTTCGGTAGTCAAGTCGGGCGCTCCTCTCATGAGCTTGAGGGGATGGCGTCAAGCATTCAAGATACGTTTGTACCTATGGGCTTTGCGAGGGGTGAAGCAGCAAAGCTTTCTGTTGATCTCACTAAGCTTGCGGTGGATGTGGCGTCTTTTAATAATGCTTCGGATACCGAAACAATGGAAGCCTTCCAAAGCGCATTGGTCGGCAACCATGAAACGGTAAGGCGGTTTGGCGTTGTAATAACTGAAGCGACCTTGAAGCAAGAGCTTTTGCGGATGGGAATCAAGAGGACAGGCGATGAGGTTACAAACTCAGAAAAAGTGCAAGCTAGATTAAATCTCATACTTGATGGAACGACTGACGCGCAAGGGGATGCAGCCAGAACCGCCGACAGCTACGCCAACCAAACCAAAGCTTTAGGCGCGGAGGTTTCTGAGCTTGCCTTGGATATTGGCCGTGAGCTTTTGCCTATGGCTACTGATCTAGTTGAATTGTTTAGGGATGGCGTTGGCGTAACTAGGTCATTTTTGATAGCCATTGGCGCTCTTGCTGAGTTTGGGCGTGACGCAGAAGGAACTGCGAAGAGAATACAAAAGTTGAAGGAAGAGGTCGCCTTTCTTGAAGACCCCGCAAACGCTAGGTTTTTTATTAATGAAGAATTAAAAATTGATTTAATAAACAGAACTATCGAAGGACTTGAGGCGCAACTTTTGGCCCAACAAGCCCTTGCAGCTCAAACAATGGAAGACAAAACCTCAACGGACGCAGATAGCGGTGCTGATAACAGCGAATCCGATTTTTTCAGTAAAGAACAAAAGGCGTTAGCGAAGCAAGTAATTCTTTCGCGCCGTAAGCTTGTGCTTGACAAGGAACTTAAACAGGCAAGGCAATCAGGAAACCAAGAGGCCATCAAGAAGGCCCAACTTGATCGAGCGATGTTTGATATACAAAGCAAGAATGATGATTTGCTTGAGTCTCATATTCAAAGATTGCTTGGGGTTACAGTCGCTTCTGGAAATTATTCAAGCGTAACGGATACCCTAACTGTTGCTTTGGCTCACGCCAATGCGGGTTTAGCCATGTTCGATGGCACAATAGATAAGGCGGACGATCATTTAAAGGAATTAAAGGAAACGATTGAGGCTATTAACGAAAAGCCCAATCAAGAACTTATTGATAACATCGCTGATCTTGAAGCGCACTTAAGCAGCGCGGGGCCAAAGATTGAGGGCGCAGAGTTGGCCCTTGAAAAACTACGGATGGAGCTTTTGTTGCAAGACCCAGTTATTTCTGCCTTCAATGATGGCGTGAATAAAATGGCGGATCAACTTTCTGACGCTCTTGCGGATGCTGCTCTTAGCGGAACTCTTAGCTTAGAGGATTTGGGAGATGCGTTTAAGCAAACTTTGCGAGAAATGCTTGCAGACGCGATGAGGGCGCAAATAATTAGGCCGATGTTAAGTAGTATATTCGGCGGCATAGGTGGAGCAATCGGTGGCCCAGTGGGCGATTTTGTGAGCGCCATTGGGCAAAAATCAACGGGTGGCCCCGTCATAAAGGGAGCGCCATATATTGTTGGTGAGCGTGGCCCTGAGTTGTTTGTGCCTCAAGGAGCGGGTTCTGTTGTGAATGCGGCAAGCACTAGAGGATTAGGCGGTGGTGGTGGTACTGTAATCAATCAAAACTTCAACGTGTCAACGGGTGTCCAACAAACCGTTAGGAACGAGATACGGCAATTGATGCCGCAAATAGCAGACAATACAAGGGCGGCGGTAGCAGACGCAAAGCGGCGTGGCGGCTCATATGGAAAGGCGTTTGCATAATGGCAATAACTTATCCCCGCGACTTACTCACCCACACAGGCATAGCCTCTATTGAATTTAGCGCAATCAATTCCGTGGCTTATAGCAGATCACCATTTACTTTTTCGGGGCAAGCGCATGAGTATTCTGGCAAGGCGTGGCAAGCTGATGTGACATTGCCACCGATGAGGCGAGAAAATGCAGAGCAATGGATAGCTTGGTTGATTTCTCTCAAGGGTCAATTTGGCACTTTTTACCTTGGCGATCCCAACGCGGCTTTGCCTATGGGTTCAGCCCGCGACAACGATACAATCCTTGTTAATGGGGCGGTGTCTTCTGGCAATACCATTAATATTGATAGTGCGCCCGCAAGCCAAAGTGGATACCTTAAGGCGGGCGATTATATGCAAATTGGCACGGGTACAAACAAACAACTCTTTAAGGTGCTTGCAGATGTGGCCACAAGCGGCGCAGGGGCCGCTACAGTAGACGTATGGCCTAATGTACGCACATCCATAGCCGACAACGCTCCCGTCACTGTAGAGGCCGCACAGGGCGTCTTTCGACTTGCCTCAAATGAGCAATCATTTAGCATTAATTCTGCGGCAACGTATGGTTTGGTATTCGGAGCGGTTGAAGCAGTATGACAAGAACAATCCCCTCCGCACTACTCACAGCCTTAAGTCAACCAGAGGTTCAACCGTATCATGCGGTTGAGCTTCTTTTTGATAGCACTCCTATACGACTTTGGACGGGTTACGGTAATAAAGTCATATCAAGCAACACCTACACAGGCGGCGGGAACCTTCTTACCATAAGCGGCTTTGAAGAAGTGGGCGATTTGTCTGCAAAGAGTATAGAGATTTCCTTGTCTGGTATGCCGCCAAATCTTGTCACTTTGGCATTGAGTGAGCCTTACCAACGTAGGGAGTGCAAGGTATATTTCGGCACTAGGGATACCGCCACACCGATAGAAGTATTTAGCGGCTCAATGAATACAATGAGCATTGAGGATAATGGAGATAGCAGCACAATAAGCCTCAAGGTGGAGAGCAAGCTTATCCGATTAGAAAAAGCAAGTAATCGACGATATACNGAAGAAAACCATGCGGCTAGGCACTCAGGAGATACTTTCTTTTCATTCGTCACACAATTGCAAGATAAAAGAGTAGAGTGGAACGGCAATGCCGCAGAGTAATTTGATGAGTGAAGGTTTTGATACGAGAACGCTTAAATAAGTATTTAGAAGAAAATAGAGATAGCCCCTTTGAATGGGGGGTTAATGATTGCTTTACATTTACCAACAACGCTTTCAAAGCAATGTATGGCTGTGGTTGGGCTGATGATTGGGGCGATAGATATTTAAGAAATAAAACCCCCTTACGGCGCAGAGAGCTTATGGAAGAATTTAGAGCTAATAGCTTTGAAAAAGCGGTTGATGAGCGTTTGCAGCGTGTCGATCACATCCCGCCCCTTGGTGCTTTGGTTACTACAAAGCAAGCTGAGAAGTGGATCATTGGCGTGGCAATGGGAATATGCACGGGAACCAAGACGGTTTTCTTATCAAAGCAAGGTGTGATATACCTACCCTTAGATTACATTCATCAATCGTGGGTAAAGCCAAATGAGCAGATATAAGCTAGGCGATATTACAGTTAATAACTGGAACGATTGGGATCGTGTCCCGCGTGATCCTGTGACGATTGGCGTTATGATTACTCAAGGGCTTGGGTATGGAGCGGCCACGGGTCTTCTCGCGGCGGGAACGTTGACAACGGGCGCGTATCTGCTTTCAGCGGCGGTTGGGTATTTAGCGGTTGGTGCGGTTACATCTTGGGCATATAAAGCTCTAGCCCCCAAGCCAGACTTTGGGGCGATGACTTCTGCCCAAAGCATGTCCAACTCTATTGATCCTATTTCCGCACAAGAATTTGTTTATGGAAAAGTGCGGAAGGGTGGGGTTGTTACTTTTTATGAAACCTCTGGAACAACCGATGCGCCACAAAAATATTTGCATCAAATAATTATTTTAGCGGGGCATGAGGTCAATAGCATTGGAAATATCTACATCAATGACAAGGTTGCATCCTTTAGCGGTAATTTCGTCACAACCGCTACTGATGGTACAACCACGGATGATTGGGGTAGTAAGATAAGGATCAAGAAGCATGACGGCTCACAAACCGCCGTTGATAGTGATCTACAATCTGACACAAGTGTTGGAACAAGTTTCATAGGAAAGGGAATAGCGTACCTTTATGTGCGTTATGAGTTTGACCAAGATGTGTTTACACAAGGCGTTCCGACCATTACTGCGATTGTAGAGGGCAAAAAGGTTTTTGATCCCGTCACAAACTCAACAGCATATAGTGCCAACGCCGCTTTGTGTGTTCGTGATTTTTTAGTTTCCTCTTATGGCCTAGCAGATAGCTCAATTGATGATGTTTCTTTCGCGGCGGCTAGGAATGAGTCCAATGAAACAGTTTCGCTTTCTGGTGGCGGCACTGAGAAACGGT